TACGCCCAGAACCGCGCAGCCATGCGCGCGCGTCGCCAGCAGGAAGCCCGTGACCTCGAAGCCACCAAGGCCACTAACCGCGCCAAGCCTACACCCGAGTCAGCAATAGCACTCGCAAAGGCCCTGCGCAACCCGGACCGGAGCTACGACGCAGCCGAATCCGCTCGTCTTGCGCCGCGCACCATTGGCGCACCGTCCTCCGTCTACGCCGCACCACCAGCGCTTCCTCGTGATCGACGGAGCCCCGAGAAGAAGCTCAGTGATGAACTCGCCAAGCTCAGGGGGATGAGCCCAAATGCGGGCGCGCCAATCACTCCCGAAGAAATTGCTCGTTCTCGAGCAGAGCTAGACCAGCAATCCGAAAGCATGCTCGCCGACATGGAAGCCCGTCAGGCCGCTCAGGGACTCGAAGCCCGCTACCGCGAAGCCGCAATCCAGTCCAAGTACGGCACCGATGAAGAGAGGCTTGCTGAACGCAATCGTCTTTCGGCAGAGCAGGAAGTCATCAACCGCAACGCAGCACGCGCGCAGATGGCTGTAAATCAAATTCATTCCCAGCAGAACGCAGCCCGCCGCGCAGAAGCACTCGTTCCTGATCCCCTTAATCAGCTCAATGACCCTCAGTTGGTTCTAAATGCTTTGAGCCGAGCATTTTCTCCTGAAGGGGCAAGCGCGCTGTACCGAACTGGAGTTGATGGAATTAGTAGAGTGCTCGGTGGGCTTGAATCCGTTGTTGATCCGTTGCCGGTTATGTTTGGTTTCACTGATCCGGAAGCTGAGTATTCGGATGACGTGGTAAACGAAGTTGCTCAGACAATCAATATAAACAAGCGCAACACCGAACTTAACGAACGGCGAGTTGCTGAAGAACGCGCTAGGTATCAGAACCAATTGAAGGAAGAAGCGCGTCTTCGAGCATTGCGTGAAGGTCCTCGCACCGGAAGATCTTCCGTTGTACCAAGCGAAAGTTTTGTCAACCCGCCAATGCGGTTGAACTTTGACAACCTGCCTCCTGCAATGCCGATGCCGCCAAGCACCTATCGAAGAGATCTTTCTTCTGGTGGCAACATTGGTGCAGCGCCTCCGATGCCACCTGGAGTTCTTGAATCTCTTATGAAAATTCTTCCGGACAGCTTTAGAGACCCGAGAAGTATGTACTACTTCCCCGGAAAGTACTATTGAGTACGGGAGAGAAACACGTCATCAGCTTTGGGCGCGGTGTACGCCTGATGAGCGAGGCGTACTACATCGAGGAGTTGCGCGGCTTTGGCATTGACAAGCCCCGCGCATTCCGCGCACTGTGCCGTTCCATCTGCTGCCCAATCATTGTGCTGGGCCGGGTTGCGTTCGTGGATCCCGCCGTATTCCAGGTCTGCATCAAGCACTTGTCTGTGCCGGGCAGCTTGGACTTCAACGGCCCGAACTCCAACATGAAGCCTGACCGCAAGCGCAGGCCCTACATCCGCACCAAGATCCCAGCCCGCGAAGTCCGCCGCAACTGGCGGCTCGTTGTGCGCGCCATCCTCGACTCCCGGCGGATGGTGGGGCTTCACTCCCCACCAGCAGAACGTGCAGCAATCAAGAGTGCGGCCGCGGAGTTGACCCGGTTTGTGCTTACAATGATTCCATCCGGCGAACAGGAGCAGCAGGATGGCCAAGAAGACACAGGCACCCCTCAGTCCGATCGGCGAAATGCCGAATGCCAAGGAAGTCCTTGACGTTATTGCATTCATTGGGGACACAACGGACTCCTCCGCAAAGGGAATCAAGGACGCAATTAATCTGCTCGCTGAAGAGGGCAGAGTCCGCAAGTCAGTTGCCGACAACTTGGCTACAGCGGTTGTCTATGCTCAGGATCAGATCCGGGGAGTAAGCAGCGCAACCTCATTCAAGGGTGGAAGCGAAGGACTTCAGGAGCGTTACTTCGAGGGGTCAGACGAAGTGCGTTCTGCCTTGCGTCCAAAGTTCACGAGCCGCAAGCAGATGCGGGCTGAGTATCGGTCTGCGCTGCCTGAGGAATACCGGAACCTCATGCGCAAGGTGTTTACGAGCAAGCGTGGCCGGGACCTTGCGACCCGTGGATTTGAAAGACGAATCGAGACTGGGGAAGCTCCGGGCAATGTCCGGGCGGGAGAACGCCTTGCAACCTTGCGTGCGGCTTCGCGTTACGGTGGTCGCGTTCGAGAACCGGGTACAAAGCCAGATGCGCCGAAGCCAGGCATCGCTGGCTTGCGTGCCCTGTTTGTGAATCCCCGGCAGCGCGGTGAAGTGGCTGGCCTTCGCGTAACGCGTGGAGGCAAGGAAATCTCGAAGCTGAAGCCGGTTGCGCAGCCAAGCGAACGATCTGTCCGTGCAGCCATGAAGCCAATTACTGAGGCACCTCGGCTTCCTGGTCGAGTTGAGAATGCGCCGCTTGATCGTCTGCGTGCAGTGGCAAATGACCCTAAGCAGACCCGACAGGCTCGGCTTATGGCCCGCAACTTGTTCCGCATCATCAACGAACGGCAAGCTCAGCAGGCGAATCGGTTTGGCAAGCGCACTGCTGCTGCTGGCGAAGCCTCCGCAATGAGCCGCGGAAAGCGCGTAAAGCCCCGCATTCAGGAAACCAAGCCGGAGATGATTGGCGGAAAGATGCGTCCCCGCAAGGTAGCAGCACTTGCGCCCCCACCATCCGAAGCGGGTGCTCGCATGAAGAACCGCCGGGAAGACCGCGAGCTTGAGGAGTCGATGCTGGTGGGGTCGTTTACCGGCAAGCGTCGTGGTGAGATCAAGGGTGGCGGTGGGTTGCCTGGTAAGGGCAAGGAAGCACTCCGCATGTTGATGAAGCTTGAGGGGGCACGCCTGCCGACGTATGAAGCAGATAGCCCTGAGTTCAGCGAGACAATGGATCGGCGCCGCCGCGCTCGCGCTCTTATGGCCAAGTTGATTATGGATCAAGCCAAGGGCAAGACTTCTGCGCAGCAGATGCGTGGGATTGGGAGGAGAAAGCGTTGAAGAAGTTGCCCGCTGTTCCGGGGGAAGAAGTGATCCGCTCGTACTTCGGGCTTGAGGGCGTTGCGTTGGCGATGCGGGAGAGCAATTGGGAAGTGCGGGAAGAGGTTGAACGGCTGGTGGGGTTCAGCCGGGATCCGGACCCCAAGGTGGCGATGGCGGCAATGAAGCAATTGCGGGGTGTGGTGAGGGAAACGGCGGAGATCAACGGTATCATCACGAGCCAGAACGCCGAGATCACGCACTCTGACGGGAACCAGACCGTCAAGATCAGTGCATCGGCGAAGCTGGTCCAGTCCCTGAAAGAGACCACCCAACATGTCCAAGTCCCCAACAGTCTCCCTTTCGCAGCCCAGTTCCTCCCCGCCCGTGATTCCGGATCATCTGCTCAAGGTGTACGAGACGCTGGCGCGTCTGACCCCAAGTGATTGCTACCGGCTGGGTGCAGCGATCTTCCAGGACATCGGCATTCTGGAGCCAAGCCTGTTCCGCGGCGTTGAGCCGCCGGAGATGGGCGTGATGTTCCGTGACGGCATCAAGGCGAACCCGGAGTGGTTCATGGTGTGCGAGGACCTTGGGCGGTTCGTGACGGACCCGCAGGTGATGGCCATTGCCATGCTGCGCATCTCCGCAATCCGGCTGGTGGGGAAGCGTTGAGCGCGGTCCGCATCGAACGCAACGGTAACGACTTCTACCCGCTTCCGCCTGATTACCTGGAGCTGACGCCGGAAGGCCAGCGATTGGCTCGCGTCAACGCATGCCGTCAATGGCTGGTGGGGGGCGAGCCGAACGAGCGGGCGCATGCGCTTGCTGCATGCATCAACTTTTTTGATCGTTACTACCTGTATCCCGATTGGGAAGAAGAGTTCAATCCCTACTTCTACGATGACGATCCGATTGAATCGCCGCTGGGGCATTTCGCCATTTACCGGCTGTGGGCGCTCGCATCACGCAGCGTCGCAATTGCTCCGCGTGGCTTTGCCAAGAGCAATTGTTTCCGGAAGTCGGCACTCCTGCAAATGGTTAGCCGCCCGGCTTACTCGTTCATCTACGCAACCAGCAGCATCGACAACGCCGAGCAGACGAGCCAGATCCTGAAGACGCAGTTCCTTGCGAACCAGCGGCTTATTGACGATTGGGGTCCTGAGTTCCCCGACGGTCGGTTGACGCCAAAGCGGGGCGAGCGTTCGTTCGGCGTGGAGATGATGTACCTGAACAACGGCAGCTGGTTCCGAGCTATCAGCGCCGAGAGCAGGCAGCGTGGTGGCCGTCCGCGCGTGTACGCGCTTGATGACCCTGAGTATGACCCCAAGGCAAGCACCAGCATGAGTGTGTTGCGGTCGTATATGGAGCGGCTGTTGTTCAAGGTGGTCATGCCAATGGTCACCCGCCGCGATACGAGCGTGCGGTGGTTGGCGACGTTTGTGAGTCGGCGGCACTACGCGTGGCACGCGATGGAGGCTGTGCCGAGCCCCACCGGCCTAGTGGCGAAGGATCCCCGTTTCGACCAGTGGGCCCGCTTGGTGCTGAAGGCGGAGTACGAGGACGAGGGTGTCCGCAAGAGTTGCTGGCCGGGGATGTGGCCGCTTGACCGGAAGGCCAAGGAGGCGGACCCCAAGCTGAAGGGGCTGGTGAGCCTGGAGGAGATCCGGGAACTCATCGGTACACACAACTACCTGGCGGAGTACCTAGCGCAGCCGGGTGAGGCGGAGGACATGCACTTCGGCGAGGTGACCACGGAGAAGCATGGGTGGTGGCTGGAGCAGCCGGACGCCGACTTTGACCTGGACCCCAAGCGCAGCAACGCGGTGATGTGCTGGCGCGGGAAGGGTGGGGTCGAGGAGAAGATGCCGGTCCAGCAGTTCCTACGAGACCGGGTGCGGATGTTCATTACGGTAGACACCAGCTACACGAACACGAGCGACAGCGACTACAAGGTCTGCACGCTGCTTGGGTACGACCCGGTGGATGCGTGCCTGTTTGTGCTGGACACGTGGGGTGCGCAGTGCAGGGAGCAGTTGCTGATCGAGAAGAGCTTTGCGATGGCTGGCCGATGGGGGTGCCCGACGATCCATCCGGAGGTGGTCCGGCAGTCCTTCGGCTTGTATACGGCTATGGAGAGCATGGTCAGGCAGCGTGCGTCAGAGGTGACGGGCGAGACTCCGCCCCGGATCATCCCGCTGCGGGTGGGCACGCTGGACAAGACGGCAAAGATCAATGCGCTCCACTACCGCTTTGAGCATGGGCTCATCAAGTTCCCCACGTGGCGGCGCGGTCAGTTGCCGTGGCGGCTCCTGTTCGACCAGATTGAGCAGTTCAACCCGGACGCGGACAGCGGAGGTCTCCAGCACGATGACTTTATCGACACGGTGGCCATGAGCATGTTCGTGGTCCGGGGGCGGCTGGACCGCCAGAACCCCACCGGAGCCGCCGAGGGCCTGGACTTTGAGCGGATGCTGGAAGACGGCACGATCCGGGATTCGATGGCTGGTGGGGTCCCAGCGGTCGAGGCGATGGATTTCGGGCAGATGCCTGTTGGATCATTGATGAACGCAATGAGAGAGGAAACAAATGCAAAACGAGGTTCGCGCGTCTAATCCCCTGTACGTCACGATTCCTTTCGTATACTTTCAAATGCTGGCCCAGGCGTATTATGGGCAGCACGAGTCTGATCATGTGGAGGCAACACCTGCCGACATGAAGGTGCCGACGCCTGATCCGTCTCCGATGTCGACGTTTAACCTCAAAGGCGTTGAGCTTTTTGAGGAGATGCCGCCAGGGTGGAAGTCTCTGAGGAAGCGCAAGAACAATGGCGAGTGACGCATACACGCTGCCGACTGACAAGCGGATCCTCGGGCGGATCATTGACCAGCACGTTGAACGGGAGCTTACGAAGCTCACGTATCGGCGGACGCTGTGGATCCTGGCGTGGTACTACCTGAACGGGTTCAGGCGGTTCGACGTGTTTGATCCCCGCACTGCGCGTGTGGTGCCGTACTACCTCGATGAAGAGGGGAACATGGAGTTCCAGAGTACGGAGCTGCTGTCGATCGTGGACAAGACCACGGCGCGGTTGAACACGATGGACCTGAGGCCCAAGGCACTGCGGCAGGGCTATAGCCTCGCGGGACTGCGCGAGCGAAGTGTGGCACAGTTGGTGGCCGATGCGGTGGTGAGCGACCAGCAGTTGGAGAAGGTCAAGCGAGAGTTCAACTACCTGTTTGCACTGCTTGGCAGCGCGGGCATCACGGGTCACATTGTTGACCACCCCACCATCGGACTGACTAGCGATCTGGAAGTTGTGCATCCCAAGGAGTTGATGCCGTTCCCGAGCCTGGGCATGGACCACACCAAGGTCAGGGGTTTGATCCGGCAGCGCGTGGTTCCCATGACGTTCCTTCAGGAGCGGTTCGGGAAGGCGAAGCTGGAGAAGCACAAGGAGCGCATGGACGCGTGGAGCTGGGAGTGGGGCCATGACATGGAGGAGCCCGCGGACAGCCCCGGCAACGGCTACATCCTGAACTCTGCGAGTACTGGCGCGCTGAACGGCGTGCCGGACGGCAACGAGATGGAAGTCGTGAAGGTGCGGGAGTTGTGGATGGACGGCCCGCGTGGGACCGTGAGCCGGTACATCGTCTCGAGTGGCGACGTGGTGCTCGAGGACCGCGACTTGAGCGAGGTGGAAACGTACTGCCCGATCGGGTTTGCGCGGTTCATGGACAACGGCACGTTCCACGGCGCTGGGTTGTTTGACCTGATGTTCGGCATCGTGCGCGAGATGGAACGGCTCATGAAGAGCCTGTTCAACAACGTGCGCGACATCGACAAGTACGGTGTGCTAGTCATGCCGCAGGGCACGATGAACGAGCGCGCGGTGATGCGTGACATCGGCAAGGGCCTGCGTTACGTCAGTTACAGCAAGGACGCGCTGCTTGGCGATGACTTCCGCCCGATGGTGATTCAGCCGTTCAACGCCGGTGACGTGCCGGGGAAGGTCGCGCAGTTTGCGAAGAGCGTGTCTGACAGCCTGAGCCCGGTGCAGGATCTGTTGGCTGAGAAGGGCCGGGTGGATAGCGCGAGTGGGTTGCAGTTCCTGGACGAGCAGATCAGCAAGGCGATGACGAACCCCACCAGCGGTGTGCAGGCCGCGTTCGGTGGGATGTACAAGAGCCTTGTTGCGAATGCGAGCCGGGAGATGCTGCTGAGTGATCGAGCGCTTCCGGTCAATCGGTTGACGCTTGACCTTGCGGGTGCCGTGATTGACCCCGAGGAGGGCACGGTCAACTTCAAGAAGAACCCCATTCCTAACTTCAGCCAGATCAGCTTTACGGTGCGTGATACGACACCGAAGAGCGAGGTCGTGCGGAAGCAGGAGGCGATGGGTCTGTTGCAGGCGGGGATGACGGACCCGGAGGGCGTGAAGTTGCTTGCGCTCAAGGAGGGCCTTGACTTCGCGCTGTGGATGGAAGAGGAGAAGAGTGCGTACGAGAGCGTGATCCGGAACGTGCTGTTGCTGTATGGGGATGGGACCACGACGCAGCAGATCGTGCTTACGCCGCACACCACCCGCCCTGACTTGCAGCTGAGGGTCCTCAGCGCGTTCATGGCCAACCCAATCATGTCGCTGTCGAGTCCTGCCGTGCAGGACGCGTTCAAGGCATACCGTGAGTCCCTGATCTCGTTCATGGGACAGTCCCTACCCGCCATGGTCCCCAACCCCGACGATGTTGCGATTGTCAACCCCCAGATGGCTGGTGGGGTCGCAGGTCGGATTGGGCCCCAGGCACAACCACCTCAAGGAGCAATGAATGTCTGAAGAACAGAACGAAGGCGCTGACGAAGGAATCGACATGGACACTATCCTCGAGTTCGAGGACGGGACGGAGGCCACGCTAGGGGAGATCCTTCAGGCCCAGCAGGAAGCAGCGGAAGCGGCTGAGCAGGCTGAAAGCCGGATCCAGGGCCTGGAGCGGTTCCGGGAGAACGCCACCCGTCTGATGCGGGGAGATGGCGCGGATGAGCAGGCTGCCTTCGAGGTGCTGAAGGGCGCAGGGTTCAGCGACGCCGAGGCCCTCCAGTACGCCTCCGAGTACGTGCAGGACGAGGCTGGTGGGGCCGAAGAGGATGGTGGGGATCAGGAGGCTGATGTGGATGAACGGGAGATTGAACGCATGCTGAAGCGGACCACGGCCAAGGCTGAGGGTCAGGCTGAGGCGGCGATGCGAGAGACGCGGGAGTTGCGACTGCGGCTCCTGAAGGAAGAAATGGACCGGAGGGTTGTCGAAAGTATTGACAAGAATCCGGAGATTGTTAGGATGCTCCAAACGCTCGATAAGACCCGTGGCCGCGAACATGCGGCGGGTGCCTGGCGAGCTCTGCAAGAGCAGGTCCGTGAAACCACGCTCAAGAACCTCTACAGCCGCCGTGACGCGGAAGGTGGACGGTTTGATGAAGGGTGGGTTGCGGACGAAGCCGCGAAGGCGGCGAAGGCGATTGCAGGAAACTATCGCACGGTCATCGGCGACATTGATGCCCTCGGGCGGTCGCCGGAAACAGATGGCGAGCTCGAGACGTTGCGTTCGCAGAAGCCCGTGGCACCGCCCGAATACAAGAAGGGCATGGACCGTGGGGCTGCTGATGCTTCGGTTCGAGACTTCAACGTGGACGCGTTGACCCGCCTTGCCGCCGACATGGGGGCTGGTGGGGAAACGAAGGTCTGATTCATCGCCTCTAGCCGGTCAATGACCGGAGACAACAACCGTGCCTTTTGCACCTACCAACTCTCTGTTCAATGCACAGAGCAACCGGATCCAGGAGATCCTGAACAAGAACATCGAGGTGTTCCTGCCTGCGATGGACCCCGCTTGGCGTGACACGACCGTGTCCAGCCAGGGCGTCGGTCAGTCAAACCTCATCGGCCGCGACATGAAGATCCTTAAGATCTACATGGGCTCGATGGCTGGCGTGCTTGAGATGGCCGACAACTCCAGCAACTTTGTCCTCTACGGCGATGACACCATCACCAACGTGGGCGACAAGCTGCAGACGCAGGGTCTCACGAACACCTGGCCGGATGCCACCCAGGGCGCGATGGCGCGTCCGTACCGCCTCGGCATCGGCATGAAGGCCATGGTGTCCAACCTGCTCGTCACCATGGGTGAGATGCAGGCCGAGGCAACCCCGGCGTTCATCGGCGAGGTCATTGCGCCGAAGCTCGAGGGCCATGCCCGACTGATCGCGCACACGCTCTGCAACTACTGGTACATCAGCGACAACACCAACTACTCGCTGGGTTCCATCACGAGCAGCACCGTGAGCACGGGCAGCGGCAACACGACCGTCGTGTTCACGCCGGGTGCACAGAACGTCGACCGTTATGCGGTCGGCATGCGCGTCGACGTGTTCAATTCGGGCGCCACTACTCGTCGCAACGAGGCTGGTGGCGTTCGCAACAACGCGTTCGTGACCAAGGTCGATGAGGTCGTCGGCACCGTGACCATCACGGTGATCGGCAACACCTCGACCGGCATCGTGAACACCGATATCGTGACCTTCGCCAACAGCAAGGGCTACGGCATTGCGGGCATCAACAGCTGGCTGAAGAACACCGGCAACCTCCTGGGCAACGACGCCGACAGCAGCAATGCCATCGACGTCGGTACGCACCCGGAGTTTAAGTCGTACTTCAAGACCAGCGTGGGCACGCTGACTGAGCACAAGCTCCGTCAGTACCTCCGCGGCTTCCACCGCGCGAAGGAGAAGTACGGCCAGTACGTTGACTGCCTCATTGCCAGCGATGGCGTGTGGCTCAACTACGAGTCGCAGAAGATCGGCCAGTACATGCTGGACCGCACCAACCGCCTGTCGAGCCTCACCAACGAGGGCAGCCAGGAGGGCTTCAAGTTCACCTTCGACGGCCGCACGTACACCGGCTACACCTCGAACTTCATCGAGGACGGCACGGTCTACGGCATCCGTAAGGGTGGTTCGAACTGGAAGAAGTACGTCCCGCCTTCGCCGAAGGGCACCCAGAAGTTCGACAAGGCAGAGTCCTTCATCCCCTTCGAGTTCGTCGCCCCGGCGCTGGGTTACTCCAGCGTCAAGGTGCCGATCACGAAGCCCGCAACCGCCAGCGGCATCTCGCTGCTGACCGAAGGCGCTCAGATGCCGGGCATGCTGCGTATGCAGCTTGTCCCGGACCAGCCCGCGGGCATCAAGCTCACCGGCGTGAGCACGGATCGTCAGTACGGCGAGTAATCGCTGCCTGAACCCGCAACAAAAGGGGTGTGTCCTTCGGGGCACACCCCTTTCCCTTTGCTAAAATGCGGGCATGGCAAAGCGCATCAAGGTCAATGGCAAGACCCCGCAGGGGCTCAGTAAGTCTCAGCGAAGAGATCTAAATCGACTTCAGTCAAAGAGGGCGGCTCTACTTAGGTATGACCGCGAATTGGGTAGAGCAGGTGCTCCTGAGGGAGTTGATCCCGAAGCGATTGAACGTCTTGATTATTTCATTGAAGATGCTTTAGAGCGCAGAGATGTTTCAGCTCGCCCGTCGTCTACCCGCAAGAAGCGCGTGAAGGAAGGCAGCCCCAAGTTTGTCGGTCCTCGCCAGCTCAGCAGCGAACTTAATGAAAACTACGACTCGGTTACTCGAAGGGCTGGGGGTCTAAACCGAGACCGGAAAAGAGGCGTTAAAAAGATTCGTGGTTCTGAGGATGAAAGCGAACCCATCTCGAGCAACAATGAGATCTATCGCCGTATCGGCGAAATGATCCTTCGTCGGGTTGGAAGTCGTCGGGTGTAACCATGGCGAAGAAGCGTTTCGATTTCAAGGCCAAGCACAAGAATCCCGCTGGCGGGCTCAGTGAGCTCGGGCGGCGTGCTTACAACCGCGCTACGGGCGGGAACCTCAAGCGTCCGCAACCCGAGGGTGGGTCGAGACGAAACTCCTTCTGCGCCCGTATGCGCGGCATGAAGAAGAAGCTGACCAGCGCCAAGACCGCGAACGATCCCAACTCCCGCATTAACAAGAGCCTTCGGGCATGGAAATGCTGACATGGCAAAGCGCATCAGAGTCAAAAACAAGAACCCAAGATTGTTTGCTAATCGGCTTCAAGACGAAATGGATTTGCGCGCTGGCAGATCTGGTATTGAGCGATTTCCCAAAGCTTTCAAAAACCTTGACATGAGCAACTCTGAGAAGTTGCGGTTACTGCGTGCTCTTCAAGCACTTAGTAGAAACGACGAGACTCAGTACTAATGGCGAAGGACGATTGCTATCGCATCAACAAGAGCCTTCGGGCATGGAACTGCTAATGATGAACCCACTTAGAAATCTTTC